TGTCGTGGTTCTTGCCGATGATGTCCACCTGATAGCTCGCACCGTTGATGGTCATGGTCTTGCTGTTGCCCACTACCCATGTGCTCGGCACGCTGCCACTATGGCACGCCGCGATGATGGCAGACCAGTCGTTGTCCGCGAAGTTGTCTTTTATGAAATTCAATGTCAGCGCATAGGCTGTCGTGGAGGATACAACGTTGACTGTGCCGCTCACGGTCTGACCGTTCTTGGTCGCCTCGACGGTGTACGTCCCCGTCTCCGCGACGGTGAACACCGCCGTCCCGGTGCTCGTCTTGGTTTGCAGCGTCACGCCGCCCTTTTTGAGCACAACGGTCGCCCCGGAATCGACCGTTACCGTGATCGTCGCGCTAAAGAACGTCAGCGATACCGTGTAGCTGTCCTTTACAGATACGCTCGCCGTGTTGGACGTCTGCCCGTTCCGCGTCGCCTTGACCGACCACACGCCTGCCTCCGGCACGATCAAAGTGCAGCTTCCGTTCACAGCCGTCCCGCTGATCACCGTAGCCCCCTTCGTCGCCGTCACCACTGAGCCGGACGTGACAGAGACGATGAGGGAAAGCTCTATACCCGTGGTGATCTCTCCGATGGCTGCGACAAAGCCGTCAGGATACTGCAAAGCTGCGCTCGTACCACCCTTTTCGCGGATGGCATCTGCGACTTTTTTGAGGTCAGTGTTGTTTGTTAAATACTCCATCAGAAGCTCACTCCATTCGCACTATCGACCACAGCCGCCGCCCAAGCACCGCTTACTACCCGCAGGAATTTCCCGTTGTCAGCGACGGTCACATCCGGCAGCAGCGGCACATCTGCCGCCAGGTCGGCTTTGGCGACCTTGGACTTAAATGCCAAGCTGCCGAGGTCTGCGAGCCACTTTGCGATCTTGCCGAACAGCACCGAGAGCTTTTCGCCCGTCGCGATATTTGTCCGCGAGCTTGCCTTCGTGAACGCCACTGTCACGCCCGACCCATCCCCGGTCTTGGCGAGCTTTTTCCCCAGCTCCGTATACACACCGCCAGACTGGACAGGGTTTGTGCTGCCCTGCGTCGGGGTTGCATCCGTCTGGATCGTTACGCCCTCAATGGCGGCATCGACGTACGCGAAAATGTCCTGCGCCTTGCCATGCGGGTCGTAAATACTGGCCTGCATATCGCCCGAGCCCAGACCGTCTGCGCCGTCGTTGATTTCAAAAGACTTGGTGCCGTTTGCATCTACAACGGTGACGGTCGTCACCTTCCCGCTCTTAGAGGTCGTGATCGTCGGCGAGAAGCCGTTTGCGCCGTTGGTGACCTGAAAATCATACGTCGTGTTGTCGGTAAATGTGATCGTGTAGGTATCTGTCGTGCCCGCCGCGTGCGTGCCGCTCTTGAGCGTGATGGACGTGATACCACGCCCCGGAGAACCGGCCGCACCCTTTTCTCCGCGCGGCAAGCCGAAAGTCAGCTTGAAAACCTCGTCAACAACACTCTTGGAAACAGTTGCCGGTTTTCCGTGCTCAAGCGTGATTGCGGAAACGATCATATTCAAAATTGCGTCGCGGGCGCTTTCAGCCGAGGTAGCAGCAGTACTTGCGCTCTTCTTTGCGTTTTCTGCCGCGGTCTGAGCGGATTGTGCCGCCGACTTTGCGCTGTTTGCATCCGACGCAGCCTGCGCAGCTTTTGCAGCTTCCGATGCTGCTGCTGCGCGGGCAAAGGATTTGACTTGCGCGCCGGATAACTTCTGCGCGCTGCCGTTCTGCTCTGCAACGAGCAGAGAGTTATCATCAAGTTCGCTCAGTGCAGGCAGCGAGCCAATTGTTGCGTCAGCCATCGTTGCCCTCCTTCTTTTCGGTTAACAGAGCATACGCCGCGCGCATCTCCTGCCGTGCCACGGCTAAACGTTCCGCGTCGTCGCCCCGGACCGCTACCAGTGACAGGAGTCTGTAAGCCGTGTCTAAATGCTGAATCACATTTTCCATAGTTTCACCTCATTTTACTGGACAATTTCAACCGTTCCATCTGTGAAGTTGATCCGAATACCCGTAGTCTCGGCGTTATTTCCGATCCATAGTGTGTGTCCTACATTGCGCTCGTAGGTTTTCCGCACAATCCCCGCCTTTGCATTGCCAAGAATCAGCTCCGCAGAGTTATCACTACCGTATAGACCGCATTTAAACAAGCCGTCTGTAACGACTGTAAGACCGTCCAACTCCATCTGTGTGTAATAATCCTTGTTTCCTTCCATTGCGTAGATTCGGCAACCGTACAAGTCAATTGCATTGATAGAGCCGGTCTGAATGTTGTCGCCGCTGATGACCGTTGTGCCGTCCTGTAGATTCGATTTGAACACAACATCGCCGGTAAACTGGATCGTCTGTGACGAAACAGCGACGCCGCCAACGTTCAGAGATATAGACGAACTGCTCTCGCTGTTGCTCACGGAAAGGGTGATATTGTCTACCTTTTGCGAGATGGTACTAACACTTTGCGAAAGGCTGCTCACGTTGCCGGACAGACTGTTTACATCGCCGGACAGCCCGGTAACTGTTGATGTGATGGAGTCCAGCTTGACATCGATGCTCGAGGACAGACCATGCATTTTGTTGTCAACTTGCAGCAGGATTTGTTCGTTCGATTTTTTGATGAGCGACCGCGTTTCCGCATAATTGCGCTTGATCTGGCGCTCCATCGGGGATTTATATGGGTACTCGTCGTCAATTTCATCGTCCCCGCCTGCGCCGATACTTGCCGCGCCCAGCGTATCCATGTGGACGTCTTCGCTCGCCAGCACGGAGTACATATCCCCAACGGTCACGCCGTCACCAAGCTCTGCGGAGGGGTCAAGAATCGCGACCTGCCCGTCATAGGGGCGGTACACCATACCTGTGATTTTCGAAAGGATCGACGCCGCCATCTCATTTGTCCCGTCCGGGTGTAATGCCTCGATCACACGTCCAGATTCGTTTCCAGCCTCGCCGGTGATGTCTCCGTTCGTGTCTAAGAGTCTGACCCCAGTGACCGGCTTGCTTTCTAGCCCTGGGGTCAGCGATGACAGGCTGAGTCCGATATATGTTTTATCCATGCAGTAAAATCCTCGTTCCGCCGAAGGTGATCGCGTATCCGTACTCTGTCACAAGGTAATTCGTTTCTGACGGGATGGAGTTCAGCGGCACTAGAAGGAGCTTGCCAGCGTCCGTGATGATCCAGTTCCCAGCGTTTGCAACAGCGATCTCCGCAAGCACTTCGCGCATGGTCTTAGAGCCGGAGTCTCCGATCGGATAAGCGACCGTAAAGGCCGTAGACAACGATGTCCGGCTGTCGACCTCCACGCCCATCCGCTGGGCGATGTCCGCCACAGCGGCAGACGCGGCCATCGGGAAGTTCGTTTCGGAGTAGCTTTCGTTGATCCAGTCTTCTTCCGATTTGAGCATCGCGTCAAAAGCTGTGACCGCCATCCAGCCAGTGGCTTTATCTGTGCTCCGCGTGGAGAAAAAGAACTCACCCTTTGGAATCCACTCACTGGATTGCGTGACCGCGCCTGTGTCGTCTCGTAGTACCATGCGTAGATACAACTGGATTTTCGCCTGCCGGGGGATCGTGCCTTGCGGAACGATCTCAATATCCAGCTCGCGGGACGCCGTATTGCCGATAGAAAAGCTCTCAAACAGTGCCCCGGACACACGGGCTGACACTATTTTGTCATGCCCGTATGTCGCACCAGCAATGACCGCCTTGATCTCCTTCTCAGCAAGTGGATTATGCAGCAGGCTTTTGTATATAGCGCTCGTTGTCTGCATAGCTTACCTCTCTATCAGGTCGAAGGATGTGTCCGTCCAGTATGTTTCATCCAGACAATCATCATAAATTTGTGTTGTCGCTTGTACCGTAGAGCCGTAAAATGTACCAGTGTAGTACCCACCACTGAGAGGGTCGAGGAATGTCAGTGTGATGAACTGCGGAAACAAAGCCTTGTTGAGGCTTGCCATCTGCTCCGTTGTCATCCTTGCGCAGCTGATTTGTAGCTTGCGCTTTGCCGTGATCCGCGTGCGGTGCATCAGACCGTCCATCGTGCGACCTGTCTTGTCGGAATCAAGGTCGTTGCGTGACCACTGGATCGCCCCTTCGTTGAGCATCCATGTAAAATCCTCGTTGCCGATCTTTAGTAAAGGCTTAATATCCAAGCACCACCTTTCCGCTGGCGCGCATGGCATTCGCCTGCGCACGGGAGGTCACGCGCCCAAGCTCGCGCTCGTTGACCTGGATGACCTTGCCTTCTCTGGTGACCTCAATCAGCGTTTGCAGCAGAGACTCCAGCCTCGACGACCCGCCTGTTTCCTCACGGACGATCCTGCGGATAAGCGCCTCCGGCGCTTCGATGTTGTTTCCGCTCCGCTGGTCGCCGAGGACAGCCATAAACTCCCGGTTCGGCGGGATGACTGCGCCAGAAGCAAGACGGGGCAGCGTGACGTGATCCAACAGACCTACGCCGCTCCAGTCCTTGCCTATGACTCTTCCAGCCCAAGATGCCGCGCTGTTAAACCCACTAAGGACAGAGTTGACACCATCAACAATGCCATTAACGATTTTCTCAAAAAACGCAAGAACTCCGTTAAAAATTCCTTTTGCAAAGCCTTGCATATTCTCAAGCATTTTATTCCATGCCTCAGAAATTGGTTGAGTCACGTGCTCACTGAACCATGAAGAGACTGTCTCCCATATGCCCTTTACAGCGTCACAAAGTTCTTGCCACGCAGGTGCAAGAGATTCTTTCATTGCCCTAAAAAGCGCATTGATTGGCTGGATAACATTCTCATCAAACCAGCCTGATACTGTTTTCCAGATTGCTTCAACGATCATCCATGCTCCTTCAAAGATTTTCCCAATATCATTTTGGAGCGGGGCGAAAGTATCTTTGATTGGGGCGATGACCTCAGTGCCAAACCATTCATAAGACTTAGACAGAGGTTCAATAAGTTTCCTTATTGGCGATATAACATTTTTATCAAACCACTCTGCGATTCCCGCGAACGGGGCCTTAATGTTTTCCGCAATTTTAGAGAAAACAGTACCAAATGCCGTGGAAAGAGTTCCGCCATCTTCAACGTATTTCTTTGCGGACTCCCATACGTCTTCACCGAGGATTTTTTTAACGAGTTCCACCATGAAGGAATCGCCCTCCATCCACGTGCTAACGGCGCTCGTGAATAGCTGATCTGCTGCTGCTTTGTCGCCCTTGAAAATTGCTTTGATCCCTTCCCATACATCAGACCACATTTGTTTGATTTTATCCCAATTTACGATGATCTCTGTAACCCCAATAACCAGCGCGATTGCGACGGGGATTGCCCATACTGCGGCGATTGCACCGCCAGTAAGTAGTGACGCACCGACACCAAGCATCATGCCAGATACTATTTCTCGGATCAGAGATTCAAGGCTGGCTGCTTTGTACTTGCCGTTCAAGATATTCGCAATGTTTTCGGCGGCAAGCGCGACACCGGCAATCATCAGTGCAACACCGATTTTTATGTTTTTGGGGATACTTAAGCCGGTAAGCAGTTCCAATGCTCGCAGCAACTTCATAGAAAGCGCCCACGCGCCTATAATCAAGCCGATGGTCTTTACTTTGTCGATGATCTGATCGAGGCCCTGCGTGATTTTTGCAAAATCAAAATTAGGGGCGATTTCTGCGCTGGAACTTCCTGCTCCGCCACCGCTGGCGTTTTCGCTAGATAATTGATTGATCTCATCAAATCCGGCAAGCTGTTTCTCAGCTTTTTCAGCCGCTCCGCCTACGCCGGCAATAGCCTCTTTCTGATCATTCAGTTTCTTTGCCTGCGCCGCAGACGCCTCCAGCGTTGTACCGAACAGACGGGAAACAAATTTTGCGATGGCTGTGATAATGCTGGTGATTACATTAAGCAATGTTACAAATGCAGGAACAACTACATTTAGAATCGGCTGTGCCAGTGTCAGAAGTGCACCTTTCAGACGCCCGATGGCTGCACGCGCCTCATCGTTGCTCACAATAATTTTTTCGAGCCAAGCTCGAATGCTGGAAAGCGATTTTGCGATAATTGAAAAAAACAGGACACGCTTAATAAGCCCCGCTATTCGGCTTCCTACCTTCTCAAAACTTTTAGAGACACGTTCGGATGCCTGCCTAAGAGAAACTGTTGCAGCAGATGCATTCGTGATCTGTTCAGTCAGCGCGCCAGCTTCTTCTTTCGCAAAATCAAGATCAGTTCCGGCTTTCTGCAGCCTGCGATCGTATGCTTCAACCTGGCGTTGCACCTCGTTGTACCGAGAGGATAAGGATTTGACGTTTTCCTCTTGCATAGCGATCTGCTGTGCGGTATACTGCCCAGCAGCCGCGTTCTGCATTTCGTACAGTTTTGCGTTCGCCGCATCCAGCTCTGCCGCGAGCTGCGCAGCTTTTTCCGCAAGAGGAAATCGCTGCGACTTCATTTTCTGGATATTGGATTCGATGGTATTGATTCTTTGCGTGACCTTATCAAGCTCTTTCTGCGCTTGTTTTGCATCAGCGTCGACCGCAATCGTTACTCTGCCATCAGCCATTTTTTCACCACCTATTGCTGTTTTTCGCTCCTTGTGTTACATTTGAGCAGAAGAGGACCATATGGGTTTCTTTTGTTTTTACATTGCAAAAATGAGTTAGGAGGATGGAAATGCGGGAGTGTATTGTTGAACTATACAGAGAGCCTAATTCTCTCGGAAGCGCCATTTGCCTTTCTGTTGTGATGAGCGGGCAGCCCGTCGGATCTTTAAGCAATGGTGGCGTGTTACGCATCCCAGCTTTACCGGGACAGCACCTGATTACATTTTACAAATACGGAAAGCCATCCAAACCGTATCTTGTTAAGATTCAAGACGAGCAGGAAAGTACCTTTTTTACAGTGCGGATTGGGAAGACCGGCGAAGTCGAGCTGTGGAACGGGAGAAGAACGTCGTATGCAAAAAATCCAAATCGGAGGCAGCACACAGCACTTGGAATTGTCCTGATAGTTCTCGGAGTTTTATTTGCCTTAGTTAACATTTTTCGCATAATTTGAGCGTAGCCGCCGTATGGCGGCTATTCTTTTTTCAGACCCCACGCCGCGAGCATATCCTTTTCTGCTTCGGTGTATGTCGTTTTCAGGTCGATCAGATTGCGGTTGCGACGATAGAACTCCTTTTCCTGCTTTTCCAGCGTCTTACCGCGTGCTTTTTTATCCCGGATGGAGACCACCTGCGAAAAGAGGCAGTCTCCGATCTCGCGGTAGTAGGACATAAACGTCCACCAGTGTAGGTATTCCAGCGCACGCACCTCGCACCCGGCGATTCTGTTGATCGGCGCAATGAACATGCTGAAATCCTGCGACCACGACATAAGCGTCGGCTGCTTCTTTTCCTCTCGAGGGGATTCGCCGCAGTCGATGAACCGAAAACACTGTTGCAACGCCTCCTGATAGTCCGTATACGGCATTTCTTCAAGCGTTGGGTAAAAGATAGCCAGAGCAGCTTCAGCCTTGTCCTGATTGTCCAGCTCGCCGTCAGAAAGAGCGGCGAGGATGTCCAGCGCCGCTCTAAAATCTGACTGGATCGGGTATTCTTTTCCGCTTATCTCGACTGAGGTCGGTAACGCGTAAATTTCCATGTCGCACATTATCCTTTACAAACATAGTGCCTTTTGATATAATATCAATGTAAAATTTCTTATCAGGAGTTGGAATTTCGATGTGGAATACAAAGAATGAAATCGGGAACCGTTACGGTCGCCTGCAAGTCATTGAAAAAGCGCCGAATTACATTCGGAACGACGGAAGGCAGTATGCTTCTTGGCTATGCCGCTGCGATTGCGGTACTGATGTTGTTGTTCCTGGCTTTATGCTGAGGAGCGGAAAACGTCAGTCCTGTGGCTGTCTTAGAAAGGAAACTGTATCACAGTTACATAAGCGGCACGGAGAAACCAATACACGTCTTTATATGCTTTGGCACTCCATGAAAAACCGTTGTCTGCACCCGAGCCAGCAAAACTATAAGTATTATGGCGAAAAAGGTATTTATGTTTGTGAGAGTTGGAATGCATACGAGAATTTCAGGGAATGGGCATATGCCAACGGGTATAATGACACGTTGACGATTGATAGAATCGATGAGAACAAGTGCTACTGCCCTGAAAACTGTCGGTGGGTTACCTTCAACGCTAACCGTTCTCGCGCAGTATCCAGAAAAATCACTGTCAATGGCGACACCATGAATCAAAAAGAGTGGGCAGCGCGTATCGGCGTTTCGAGACAAACCCTTCGGCGCTGGGAGGCAAAAGGTTTTGAGCATTTGCAAAGGAAAATTGCAGAAAGGATTTGATAGTATGGGCAGAAGTGATTTTAGCTTCTGCCCATAATTCATTTTTTCGACCACCGCTCTGTGTATTTTCTGATTCTCGGATTCGTTTTGTTGCTTTCGCGGCTGAAGCCCGTGTCGATTTGATCGATCACAGCCAACATCAGATTGCACCAGACGGGCAGACCGTCCGCCAGCGCGTAGATGTTCATGCCGCCGAACAGGTCTGCACAAATCGGCTTGCCGAACAGGCTGTCGATGATGTCGCGCATTTCTTCATCCCTCCGGCGAGCGATGTCGAAAATCTCACGCTTGTTTGCGCACTTTTCGACCTCCGCTTTATACGCCTCCTGCTTTCTGTCCAGCTCGTCAAACGTGTTATAGATTTTCTCCACGATGACGCTGTCAGTCGGGTTAAATTCGATGGTCGTTTTGCCGTTTAGGTCGAACGCAACAACGCCAGTGTCAAATCTGATTTCAGCCATGATCTCACTCCTTACTCATTATCCGGGGTAAACGTAATCGCACCGCCCGCGCCGACAGAGGCTGTACCGATCGTCCGCGTGCCGCCATATGTGACGTCATACGGCATTCCGATAAAGCCGCCACCCTCGCCGCCGAGTGAGGAGGGCTTAACCATGCAGGAAGAGTAGCGTTCCGCAAACACGGCTGTCTTGGCAGTACCGGCGTAAAGATGCACGATCAGCACATCTTGATTTGCCAGCGCCGCTGCGTCCTGATCCTTGATCGCAAGATTCCAAATTTTCACGACCGCCGCGTCGCCTGCATCAAGTTCTGCGGGGTCAAACGTCTGCTTCTGGATTGGCTTTTTCGCCGAGTTTCTCGTCGTGCCAAGGATGTCCTTGTTGGATTCCTCCTGCCAGTCGTATTCCACGCTGGAATCCGTTACGCGTGTGCCGAGGGGAGACCACGTCGGTTCTGATGCCGTCCCCGTGTTAAGGCACGCGAGCAGCATCTCTCTGTCGATGGTCTGACCGGCTGTGGTGTTAAATGTCATATCTGCCATAGTTATTTCACCTCATATGTCAGTTTCATAAGGATTTGATGATCTTCCGTCCCGTCCTCGTATTTGGCAAACATCGCCGCGCGGCTTGCGATCTCCACACGCCGGACGTGGATGTTTTTTCCGAGGTCGGGGTAATTTGCCGTCGCCCAATCGCCGAGCCTGTTGAGAAGCGCGTCGGCGTTCAAGCGCTTTCCGTTGCTTGCTCCGTTTCCGGGGATAATGCGGGCAATAATCTTGAATTGATATTCCGCCTCATGCCCGCCGAGGATATAGCGCCGGGTGATGTACGTCGCTGGTATGGTCGAGAGCGCCATGCCGGCAGAATCGGCAGCAAGAAACTCGTAGTTGACAAACAGCATTTCTTCGTCAGAAAAGGTGTTGATCCAAATCATCAGCATCCGAGAAATGTCTGCCTCCTCCTCCGCTGATACCAGAACGCGAGGCTTATCCGTACTCATGCTTCACCGCCTTTTCTGCAATTCGAATCCATTTGTCTAGGTTTTCGGATTTCGACGCCTCGAACCAGAATGCCTGTGCTTGCGCGTGCCCTGATTTGCTGAAAACAAGGTTTTTATCTGTCACGATCTTTGTCCCGCCTAGAGGGGCAAACGTACTGCCCGTTTCAGGGTCGACCATGACCTTTCCGTAGTACAAAAACTGCGCATACGGGCCGGGATAAATGACCATGTTGTCAACGACGCGTGTGCGCGTATCCAGAGAGCCGCTGCGAAACGGCACAAACGGGGAGGTATCTTTCTGAATCTGCACCGCCACGGCGTGCTTTGCCCGCTCGCAGCCCTCGGCAAGTTTGATCTGTAGGTTTTCGAATCCCGCCGTTTTTATGCCGAATCTCATACGCCCCCGCACTCCCAGTGTCTCATGTCCGGGCTTCCGAAGTCCTTCTCGTCAACCTTCGTGACCGTGTACACATCGTCGTACTGCATTTCGATCGTTTCCACGGTCTTATTCGGCTCGACGACTTCTCCCTTTATGAAAATGGTCGTGCCGCCGTTTCCGTCTGTTGAAAGTGTCCACAGCTCGGTCTTATCCGCAGCGCGCCAGAACTCCTGCGGGCGCACAAAGCGCTTTGCAACGCCCGTCACGCCGTCAACAGCGGGAGAGGAGAACGGGATATACAGGTTGACCGCGTCCGCGCCTACAAGCCCGCTCTCGCGCACGTTGACGGCTTTGGACGCTTCAAAAAACACACCGCGGATCACCGTGATATGCGTTTCCTGTTTATCCTCAAACGTTGCCTGGTCTGTGCTTTGCGTAACGTTGTAGACCGTTACATTGTGGGGCGCATACATCCGCATCCTCCTCTGTACAGCAAGCCAGTATGTGCAAGATACTCATTGCAGGTATCTGCAAGCAGTTTTCTCGCGCTGTCCGTTGCGGACAGGGCGGAGACCGCAGCGTCTCCGCCTGTCACAAGCGTCCTGGAATAGCCGCCGACCGTTTCACTCTTGATCTCTGCGTCTGCTGCGGATGCATCTGTCAGACGCTTTGTCGCAAGAGCCTGCGCTGCGTCAATTACGGCATACTTGTCCACAAGAGCGCAGCAGCACATTTTTACTGCATCGAGGTCGGCGTTGTCCTTTGCGCGATTCCGCGTGTAGTAATCGAGGAACGAGCTGGCGCGGACAACAAGACGCGGGAAATCGGTTTCACTCACAGCGCCCATGTAAATGCCGGAGTAGTATTCAAAATCTGCGTAAGTCATCGGCGTCCTCCTTCCAAAACCGCAAGAATTTCAGCCTTCTTCATTGAACTGCTGACCCCTTCCACCCCGTTTTCATCGGCATACTCAAGCATCTGTGCCTTTGTCATGCCGGAGAAAGCCGGGGTTTTAGGGTCAGGCTCGTTCAGCAGTTCAGTTAGCCCCCCACCGCCGGAGTAATGGAAGCGACGACAATGCCGTCTGTTCGCTCCGCGAACAGTGCCATGCCATTGATAACGGTATCGGAGGCGGTCATGTTGGTGTAATCGGGTTCTTCATGAATGCCGATGTAGCCCGTGGCATCGGTGGTGAAATCAAACACTTCACCGAGGTCAGCGCCGTTCACCGGGATATAGTACAGAACGATGTTGTCCTTTGCGGTAGCGTAAATCTTGCCCTTGGGGACACTGGAGTTTAGGATCACAGTGCCAAGACCGATGAAGTTCTCGACGTAGGTCATGCCGAAAGCGGTCTGCAGGGTGATGTTCGCAGTTGCGAGATAATCCGCAACATCAAGCGGGTTCATGAAATAAACCGCACCGATCTCGTCATCCTCAAACAGCACCTGGAGCTGCCCCCATGCCTGCGCAAGAGCCGCCTGGAATGTCGCGCCAGATGCCGTTCCCGTGCCTGTTGCAAGGAATGCAAAGAAGTCCTTACGGATGCCCTTCTGCACGTCCTTGAGCATTTCGTCGGTGGTCATTTCCACCGCCTGATCGTAGCCGCGGTCTGCGATTGCCTCGGCAGAGGTAGCCTTACGCCACTTCTTGAGCGTGATTTCCTTATAGTTCACAGCTTCGGTCTTGTACTTGCTCAGAGGGATGGTGTCGCCCTCGGCAACAGCACCGCTTTCCAGCGTGCCGGTGGCTTTGTAGCTCTTGAGCACCGTGCCAGCCTGCTTGGGAATCTTACGGGTAACGCCCAGCGCTTCCATCAGTTTCTTGATGGAATAGCCGAACATTTCGGTAAATTCGATCTCGCGCACGCGCGCAAGGTCAGCTTTCTTAATCAGTTTCGGATCAGCAGCCATTTTTAGTCTCCTTTTCTAAACAAATCCATATTTGCGGCGATTGCAGCGCGCCGCTCCGCTCTGTCTGTGATTTGCATGATCTCGTCTTTTGTCATTGCTTTGCCGTCGTTGTTGAGACGTGCGCCCATGTCCACACGGACAGAAGGCTTGGAGACAAGTCCCTTGTACGTTCCTTCGATAAGTGCATCAAGGCTCTTGGTGTCCTTGATCTTCTCACCGTCCATCTCCAATGCGGTCATTTCCTCGCCGCAGCCGCGCATGGCAAGATCGAGATTTGCGCCAGTGATATTTTTGCTTTCAAAGTAAGCCCGAACAGCCTTTTCCTTTGCCGCCTTGCATTCCTTTGCTGTGATGCCGGATTTATAAGCCTCGAAGTCCGAGTGTTCCTTCTCGTACTTCTCCTTATAGCCGCCATCGCCTGCCGCCTTTAGGTCATCCAACTGCTTCTGAACGCCAGGCAGCTTCTCTGCATCCGACTTGTACTTGCTAACATCAGCTTTCAAGCCGTCCACAGTGTCGGTGTGTGCTTCAATGATGGTGTCCACCTGCTCGTCGGTGAGTCCCATGCCTTTCAGTAATTTTCTGGTCAATGCCATTTCTATCTTCCTTTCCTTTGTCCGCAGTTCGTCGCGGCGATAGATTGTATAAAACCGCAGTGCTTCGCGGGTTTTACCTAAAAACAAAAGAGCCAACCGACCACAAATCGTAGTCAGTTGGCTCCAATTGCCCTTTCTCGTGCCCAATTACACGGGAGAGTTGTATTTGATTGTCTTTTTGACCTCTAAAACGATATACCCATCGCCTTTTCGGCGAATTTCAACGTCATTTCCACGTTTGAGAATGGCTTCGGCGGCTTTTTTTACTTCATCCCAGTCCATACACCTTTGTCCTTTCTCTCTGCTCTGGCAATCCCGCTTCCCTGCTGAACTCCCGATATTTGTAATTCAGCCGCCGCAGTTTAATATTAGCAGCGGTCGCATCTTCGGATAATCCGGCGGATTTATAAGCATTTTTCAGCCTTTTCTGCGCTCTGATCTGCCGTTCGAGACGGCGCTGCATTTGGGTCGCCTCGTATGCAGTGTAGGTCTTACCGTCAAATGTACAGCCCAAGCCGTCATCAATGTGAGCAAGCTGCTCATCGGTGTAGGTGCGCTCGGACACGCCGGGAATAAAGGCATATTTGTGATGACGGCAGTTAGCTCCAGTGAGACCATCTACGTATCCATACCCGGTCATTTCCACAAGATCATCATACAACCCCAGTGGGTCAGGCTCGCCGTTCTCGCTTTGATAGTAAACTTTGCCTTGCCACTCCTTGTGTGACGACCACGGAGACGGACCGGGTTTGTCGCGCGCGCCGGAGTGAGCGGAGATTTCAAAGTACCGGGTGTTCAGATATTCCGCAGATTGATTTGTGTACTGGTCGCAGACTTGATTTACACCCGTCATCACAGCTCGGCGCGCAGCCACGTCGATTTGGTCAACGTGTCCGCTTTCGTAGTTCACGACTTTCAAACCACCTGCAAGCTGCCACACCGCAGTTTTGATTGCCTGATTGTAGCTGATCGCCCCACTCTGAATCTGCATGACAGCAGAATCTAACGCCCACTGATATGCACGCGCGGGCGGGAGCATCGTCCTGCCTTTGTCCACCAAGAATCCCATAGAAGCCGTGATGTTATGGAACTCATCAAGCGTCTGCGCTCTGATCGCTTCGATTGTCGCAGCGTTCACCAGAATATCGGGCTGTGTCAGCCCTACCATGTCGATAATTTCTGTGTAATACTTCTGGTTTCTGGCTATAACATCGTCAAACAGTTTGTCCAGCTTCTTTTCGCTGATGCCCGCCGTCTTTTGAATCGCACGCTTGATGTCCTTCGTGTCAATTCCGTGCGTTCTTAACGCACGGATCGCGTTTACTGTGACTTCGTTTAATTGATCTTTCAGCGAAAGCCTACTGCAAATCTCGTCAAGAAGCGTATCCTCCAGGCTGCGGAACAGCTCTGCCAGTTCTTCTGGAAGTGCATCTAACATAGCAGGTGAGAACGGATACTTTTTCACCGTACATCACCTCACTCTATCTCGTCCTCCGGCTCTTTAACCATGTCCTGCGCCTTTGGGAGCGCAGCCTTTGCGGTCGCCTCGTCCTCGTTCATCCAGCGCATACGGAACTCCCAGTCGTTCATGATGCCAGCGTCAAGAAGCTGCATATCGCGCAGGAAGTCCGTCTGCTTGTCCTCGATGATAGAATCGTCAAAGTCGACGGAAATCTGTACATCCTCGTTCAGCCCAGCTTCCATGTACCTATTCCCCATGCGTAGCAGTGTCCTGCAAAGCTCTTTCACAGCCTGTTCAAGCAGAATCTCGTGTTTCTTAATTGTTCGGAACATGGTGCTATTCTCACTGATGACCTGCGTTGCTGTGGCGATACTTCCCTGATTGAATTTGTAATGATTCTCACCGAATCCGCACTTGCTGGACAGGATGTTGAGCATATCCTGCATACCAGTGTTAAACTCTGCCGTGCGCAGCGTCATATCGACCTGCTGCAAGATACTCCCGTTGCTTCCCCTGTCTTCCGGCAAAACATAATACACTGTCTCGCGCTTATCAAACACGGGGCGACCGTCAACACCCTTTGTCGCCTCCGGCTGCACCACAATACGCTTTTTACCGAGTACGAACTCGTTTACATAGCTATCGTAGGTGATGTCTATGCTCTTGAGCTGGTCAATGGCGTATGCAAACACCGCCACGCCGAGCGGATTGCTTTCGTCGGCGTTCGCGATATTCAGCCGGTCGATGACGAACTGAGGCTTATCGCTCCCCGTGTGGATAACAGGCGGGATCGTTTCGAAGCCCTTTACGCTGGTCAGCGGAACTTCCTCCGAATCGTACAAGTGATTCTCAATGTCGTACTCGCCGCCATTCAAACGATGCACCTGAATGTACGTATATTCTGTATCATCTACCTTTTTTGTAGAGGCAAACGCACACTCCCTGATGATTCCATTGTCCCATGTCAGTGGATAAATGTTTTTCGCGCTGACGTAGTTGATACGGATACGTCCAGAATCAACGATCTCGGAAGTGTACGGGTTGATAGACATCCCCTCAATGACAGGAACATACGCGACAGTGCCAAGCGCAGCTTTGCGCTCCTGCGATTCGTTCGATTTTACTTCCCAATTGTTTTCCAGGAGAATAGCATCTACGAAATCCTGTTCCTTTTTCCCTTCGAGCGTGATGTTTACGCGCTCGTTCATCAGAAGGTTTGCCCAATCCTCGCAAACCTTTTTCGCCATGCTTACGGAATATCTGTGGCATTCCAATTCTTCAATGCCATTCCATACCGTGTAGCTGTGGAAGTCCTCGACATTCCCTTTGTACCAGTCTCCCCACACGCCGATCAGATTGTAGAAATCAATGCCAACTGTATCGTAGCCCAGCTCCTTTAATGCTCTGCGTATGTTCACTCTTTCACCGTCCTATCGTATGCCCGGCGCGTTCCAGCTCCTTATAGTAAGGCTCTATGCTGTACTCAAATGCGTCAAGGCTATCAATATCGGATGTTCCATCGTCAAGGCGCTCGTCCTCGAACTTATCCGGGTTGTAAATTGCTGATTGAAACGCATCGATCAAATGCGGGCAGTTCCGAGACACCTTGAGCCTGCCTTGCTTCATCAGCAGCACAACCAGTCTGATTCTGTCTGTGATCTGCATTTTCAGCGCGTTCTTGACTTGCGTTCCAAGATTCTGCTTCTGCGCAGTATGATCTAGTCCTCGAATCAAAACCGTTTCCGCGCTATCTGCACGTGTCTGGCTGTATCCGTACTTCGCCGTTATCAGCCTGCAAAACGTGGCAAAGCGCCGGTTCAGCGCATCGGGATCGATTTCTTCGTTTTTGATATATTCCTCTTCTAAAGCGATAACACGAAAATCCCTCGTGATGCCTGTCGCCTGAAACTTAGTCGCGGACTTTGTGCCGCCGAAGTCAACGCCAATGGAAATAACAGAGAACTTTGTATCGTTTTCTTCCGCCCATTTTATAGGATCATCAATCAGATACTTTTCTGTGTCGTTGGCAAAGTCCTTGTAAACAACACCTTCCGCAGATACCCAAACCCCGCGGATATAGCGATCATAGTAAACGGTTCCTTCATACTCCCGTTTCAGATTTTCAACAAACGTAGTCGGCAAAAACGGGTTGTCGTCTATCGTGTATGTTTGGCTAAAAATATCTGCGTCGCTATCCAAAAACTTTTTCAGCCAGTGATTCGGATATTGCGGGTTATACGTTCCGTCAAAGCAGGAATACTCTTTATCAAGTCGGCTTTTCAGAAGGGCAAAGACTTCTTCCGACCAATCTGCAACCTCGTCGCCGTAGCAATACTTGATTGACGCGCCACGAATCTTTGAAACCTGTGATACTTTTTCCGCCCCGAGGCAATAACACTTTTCTCCGAAAATCCATGCGGTGTTATCACTGGAAATTGTTCCGACAAGCTTATCACCATACAGATTCCGCATCGGTTCTAACACGTTTCTCTCTATTGTGGATTTTGTAACTCCTAGGATGACAGAAAGCCCGTCTTTTCCAACGCGTTCTCGTATACGAAGTGGAATAATCCACTTGAAATCTAAATATGTCTTTCCGCTTCGTGTCGCACCGCCCTTGAAATTCCAGCGATGATTTGCGTATCTTGCGAATTCAATTTGCTTCGGGCTTAACAGCATCTCTAAACTCCTTAAGCAGACCATCCAGCTTGTTCAAGCTGTCATTACTGCTTGCTGTGTTCTTCGTTGCCTTGTCAACGATAATACCAAATGATGTCGCGATCTGGCTCAGCGTTGCAGCCGAAATCTTTTCGGGGTCAGTAAGTGCCTTCAAGTGTAAAACAATAGCTTCCTGCATCGCGCTTTTTTGCGATTCCATGAAAGCCAGCATTTCTGCGGTGTTTTCCTCTTTTTTTCGCTGTACTTTTTCGCTAATATCTGGTGATGCGTCAACAATTCTCTTCACAGTCTGGTGCGTGACGCCATGCTTCTTCGCGACAGCGTTGTACGACTGCATTTCTACCCAGTCGGCAACTATTTTCTTTTTCTGCCGATCAGTCAATCTCGCAGCCATGCCACCACCCCGTTATCGAGTCATCCACTCCCTCGCATCATAAAATAGGAGCGCAGAGTTATATCTCTACGCTCCCATGCTATCACAGTTTTCACAGTTTTTTGAAAGTATACTTTCAAAATCGAAAAAACTTTCGATTTATTTTCCCGCGAGATAATCAATTGAAACGCCTAACTTCTCGGATAGCTGCACCAGAGCTGTTAGTGTAGGCTCTATCTCGCCTCGTTCGTACATCCCGACTGTTGGGCGAGAAAGCCCACACAGCTCGCTTAAAACGTACCGCTTCATGCCCTTTTTCTCTCTCTGCTGCCGGAGGCGAAAGCGAAACACGTCGGTGCAGTCTGGCGTTTGCCTATTCATCACAACTCTGTAGGTTGCACACAATGCGTGCTTCTTCCCGTTCTTCTTCCAGCTCGCGCTTATACGCAGAGCACAGGAACGCAACGTTAGTTGCAACGTGCCAGAGAGCTGGAAGGCCGCTTTCTTCGTCAATTGCCAGCGGATTATCCCATATTGCCAAAACGTGGCGCAGAAGCGCCTCCTGCCACTTCTCGCGCGGCACGCTGCGCCAGTCCTCGGCATCTGCGTATTTCTGCTTCCCAAACTCCCTCACCTCGGCGATTGCCGTAATGACCCCTGGAGGCACAAGCGAGATTCTGGGTTTCCCGTTGTCATACTTTGCGCCTTTAATTTGTTCCACTTTAAACGCCCCTTTCCCACCAATCTAAAATCAGATCGTTCCGTTCGAAAAACGGCTGAAACGCATCGCCGCACAGTTTTTTCAGTACATAGTCGATTTTTGCGATCGCCTCGTCGGATTCTGATTCGCCTTGCCATGCCACTCCGTATTCTGCGTCAAGATCGCTTACAAGCGCCATAAGCTCTTTCGCTTTTGCGGGCGTTCTGATGAGGCCGGATTCGTGCAGCGCCACCAGAAACAGATCACACATCTTCTGCGCGCCGGCAGTGACACCAGCGTCAAAATACTTCTGATTGCTGTTTCGGATACGCTTTGTAAGCCCTTTCACAGTTTTACCCCCTTTATGTACTTGTCGAAATACGTCGCGGCAACCGCCATTGCCGCCCACATATCCGCCGAGAACCCGTAAAAGAAACCGGGGTTCTTCTTTGTTCCCTTGCCATAGTTCGGCTGTCCGGGCGCGTAGCGGTCTACAAGCGCCTGCCGGATATTTGCGTCTTTTGCATTCATACTTCCACACAGATTTAGTTTCTCTTCGCGCCGAAATATCTTTTTCAGATTGCAAACGCCTCTTGCCAGCGTCGCTACCTCCCAAAAGCGCCCAATCCAGAAGCACGTGTCGAAGACTTCCTGTCCGACTGGCATTCCCATGCCCGCAATCATTTCGATTGCGACATCTACGCCGTTAGGGAAAATACTTGTCCGCAGCACGCGAAAAACATCTATGTTGTCGATTTTACCAACTTCCAGCACGCGGCGAATCTCATCTCCGTCGTGCTCGACCAGAACATATCCGCTCTGTACATTGCCGGGGTCAATCGCAAGGATGTGTCTCACATTTTCCCTCCTCCACTGCTTCCGAAAACCTCCGAACGCGTTTCTTGCTCACACCACTTCGGGCGTATGCTAATAAGTACCGCCATTTTTGGGTGTTCCGTAACTGCAAAAATCGTCTGCCTCTTTTACCGATTTGAATACACAATCCCAGCGCTCACCATAGGCGAAGGTGTTTCGCGGGTGTCCGCAGTAATAGCCTGCGATTCCATCTGTCCGCCCATACCGTTCGGCGTGTTCGCACTCCTTGCAGCGCGCAACCGGCACAGCGTCTACGACTGGCAGACTGTATAAGTCCTCACGTATCCCCTCGTATCCCCACTCCACTTCGAGGCAATCAATTACTGCATCTAAATCAACTAACCGCACGATCTTCACCTCTATCCATCTTTGCACCGCAGTTGGGGCAGTAGTTCGGCAGATTCCCGAACCATCCAATCAGTTCGCCGCACTGACTACATTTTTCGGCGTTGTTTACATCATCGGAAAGAAAATCATCTTTAATCCACCGCCCATGCACCACCTGCGCAACGTCGGCGGCGGGAAATTCGTCAAATTCCTTTTCTGACATTTCCGGCAAATATCCGCAGCACAGATATTTTTGCTTGAACGCTTCTCTTTCGATGTATTCAGCCATTATTTCGCCTCATTTTCAATTAAATATTTATGACATTTACATATAATATCAATGGCTCTTTGAGCTGGGAAGAAATTAGTGAACCCCTCGTCAAAAATACCGTATTTCACAAAATCTGCTTTATCATCCTTTTCAGCTTTCTTAAATGCCTCTACCGCATCATCAAGTTTGATATAAATAGCCATCATTTACCCTCCTGTTCCATGCGTTGATTGCTTTTGCTTCCAGAGTTTTGTCCGTCGTAGCCCAGTCTGGCGGCTGGGTGCAGCGTGTCCACGGGTCATTCATAACGCGGCCACCAACAGCGCCACCCCGCGCGTGGCAGGTGTTGCATCGGACAGAAAAGGTGTGCATTTCTACGCGCATATCAAGCCCATTCCACCCAGCAAGCCGCGACTTTCGTTCTATCTTGAGTTTTGTGCCTCCGCAAAACGGGCACGGTTTCAGTTCAGCCATCCTTTTTTTCCTCCACCTGTTCAAAGTAAAACTTGATCGGTTTCTCATGCTCGATAACATTGCCGTAGGCTACTCCCACCTTGTAGATGTAATTTTCTCGGAGTTTGCGGGGAATTTCCGCGATATACCGCCGGAACGTCTCAAGAGAATTTGCCCGTTTGTAGTGGTTGCACATCCGGCAGGACGGCATGAGGTTTGAAATATCATCTGTTCCGGCTTCTTCAATACCCCACGCCCGCAGCGGATGAAAGTGATCGACCTGCATATCCTTGATGTCGATAGCCCGTCCACAGTAGGCGCAGTGCCCGTCATACTTTGCATAGACCGCTTCCCGTTTTTTCTTACTGAAGCTCATTCCTCTTGTCCTCCATTTCCTGCAGCGCCCGCTCTGCTTCCTCGCGGGTCAAAAAAGTGTTCTTTCCGAATCTATCCGGGCTAAACGTTCGCTCATTCGTATGCCCTGTTTTATCGACGTGCTCACTGTGAACCCATGAAATACCTGTTTCATCCACCGCGTACCCTACCACCGCAAACTCGAGAATCTGCTTGGCGTTTACGAAATAAACCGTATCCCCCACCTTGCACGGCAGCACCACCACGCGACCCTCTTTGTCCGCCGCAGCCAGCTCCCGCAGGCGCTCCGGCGTAGTCCCCAGCGCCTCGGTTCTGCTGATAAATTCTTCAGTCGCAACGTTTTCCATCGTCAAACTCCCTCCATGTGTGATAGAGCGCCCATGCCATCGGCTCCCGGATGAACGGTATCTTTTGGGCTTCCTCGTATTTCTTTTCGAGGATACGCATAGCCCTATGCCACGCGCGGTCTTTACCGTTCAGTTCTGCGCGGGTGCATTCTTCAGCCATCCTTCTTGCCCTCCATCGCCCGCTCCGCTTCCTCGCGGGTCAAGAAAGTGTTCTTTCCGAATCTATCCGGGCTAAACGTTCGCTCATTCGTATGCCCTGTTTTATCGACGTGCTCACTGTGAACCCATGAAATACCTGTTTCATCCACCGCGTACCCTACCACCGCAAACTCGAGAATCTGCTTGGCGTTTACGAAATAAACCGTATCCCCCACCTTGCACGGCAGCACCACCACGCGACCCTCTTTGTCCGCCGCAGCCAGCTCCCGCAGCGCCGCGTTCTCGGCGGTCAAGCGCTCGATCGCATCCGCGGCATCAGAAATGATCTGGTACACCTTGCACGATGCCCACCCGCACAGCTTTTGCCATTCTTCAAGATTCTCCGTTGCCCAATACGGGCATTTCTTACATCCTTCATTCCTGGCTTTCTCATGTCTAGCCCGACACCGCAGCGCCTGCACGATCTCTTTTTCCGTCATAAGACTTCCTCCTCCATTTCTTCCCGCAGCGCCCGGAATATCGGATACGCCTGCTGCGGCACTACCGCATTTCCGAGGCATTTAATTCTGTCCACCCGATAGGGAATCCCATGAGCCACTCGACCCACGTCGGGTTCAGTTGCCCAGCAACGTCCGTCCGCAAGCACCTGTGATTGTTCCCGCCGTGCGACCCCTGTGCATCTGCCGCGCACGGCGTTGTATACATCACTACGCCTTTCAGGTTGTTTTTCATTAAATCGTGTTCTGCTGATTTGCTCCCCGCAGGTCCGCTCCCTTTGCTGTCGCTCGCTTTCGTGGTCGGATAAAGTTTTACCTGTCCCGATAAATTCGGTTCTCCTCGGCTGTTTACATACATTTTCCTGTTCGCGCTGTCCGCGGCAACCGGCGTTTTCCACATTTTCGGCGATTCCAGCGAAGAACACCCTCGATCTTCTGTGCCACGCTCCGACAGCCGCAGCTTCAAAATTAAACACGACGACGTGATAGCCTGCACGCTCCAGATCCTTGACCACCTGCCCGGCGGCAATCTTGATGATTCCAGGTACATTCTCACCGACAACGCAGCGCGGGCGCAGCTCTCGGATAACTCGGAGCATCTCCGGCCAGAGGTAACGATCATCTTCTTTTCCCTTTTGCTTTCCAGCCACAGAAAATGGCTGACAGGGGAATCCGCCGGAAATAACGTCAACTGTTCGTAGTCCTGTCCGCTCATAAAAACTCTCCTTCGTCAGCGTCCGAACATCGCGCCAGCGCGGCACGTCCGGCCAGTGCTTTTCCAGCACCTTTGTAGGGTAGTCGGCAAACTCGCATTGCCCGACGGTCGTAAATCCCGCCCACTCGGCAGCCAGGTCAAGCCCGCCGATCCCGGTAAACAGGCTCAGATGCGTAAACTCCCTCACCGTATCCTCCCCACCTTCCGCATTTTATCCCGCTCCCGCACCCGCCGCTCCTGCGCGGGCGTGTTGCCGGTGTTGTTGCTGTGCACCGCATTGCGCGCATACTGCGCCATCTTGTGCTCCGCGTATTCCAGATACGCCGCGCAGTCAAGCCGGCACGTCGCGCTGCGCCTCTCGCAGCTCTTCTTGCATGGGCATTTCATGACGTTCCTCCTTTCAGCATTCGGTCCACGGCGGCGCGTTCCAGCGCACTAAGTCCACCTTGATGCGTCTGCACGCCGTATCCCGGCTTTGCAGCTCGTCCAGCAGGCGCGCTCGCTGTCCTGCCTTTGTCCTGCTCTTTTGCAAGCCAACGGACGATAAAAGCGTTGATTCCTCGCTTTGTTTTCCGCTTCGCCGGATTCGCGTCGAGCCAGCCCTTCATGTTCCGCAACTGCTGTATCACGTCGACAGCAGGGTACAAGCCCGCCCATTCTTGGCATTGCTCCACGGAGATAGGATATTCCGTCCCATCGTTCAGCGGTAAAATGATCACTGGCGGCGTGGATGCCGCTTGCGGCTCCGCGCTATCTTCCGCATCTCGAATAGCGAATTCGATTCTCGATTCTCGATTCTCGAATACGGGAACATCTGCATACATTTGCTTGCAAATGATTTCATCCGCTTGTTTTCCATCACCAGGCGACGGAAATTTACTAACCTTTGCACGCTGCGTCTGATACTTGCCCCATGTTGGTAGGTAAAGGAAGCGCTTGCCCTCAAACACATACAGAGCAATCAATCCAGCACTCGCCAATCCATGAAGAGCGTTTTCTACAGTTTTGAGCGTGAGGTTTTCTTTTAGAGGAAACAGGCGGTTTTTTACCACCGCCGCCCTCCCATCAAAGCGTCCGAAATCATCACAGTTTACAATGAGCCGGTAAAACAGAACTTCTTCAAACCACGAAAGTTTGTCTACGCTATCGCTTGTGCAGATGCTTTCTCGGATAATTCTGTTCGGCATTTTTCCGCCCTCAGAACGGAAGATCGGGATCGTCGTCCGTGACTTCCGAAAATTCCTGTGTTTCAGCCGTCTCTTTTTTGCTGTCAGCAAAATAAATTCTGTCCGCGACAACCTCTGCACTGCGGCGCTTGTTGCCGTCCTTATCCTGCCAGTTGCGGATTTGCAGTCTGCCAGCAACCGCTGCCATCCGTCCCTTGCTGAAATATTTGCTTGTAAAATCCGCCTCATTTCCCCATAAGACAACATCAATGAAGTCGGTCTCTTTTTCTGCGCCGGGTGCAGTATAGTCGCGTTCAACCGCGAGTGTAATCGACGCGACCGCCTTTCCAGCATGCGTATGTCTTAATTCAGGGTCCCTAGTCAGCCGCCCCATCAGATCAATGTGATTCAGCATTTTCATGTTCCTTTCTTGTATATAAGTTCCTGCTCGTTCCAGTTTTCATAGTGCGATCGCAGATAGCCACGCAGATAATTTCTGATCCACGATCTATCTGCCGTCTGATCATAACGCCTGTGGCAGTTGCAACAGAGCGTAACGATGTTTTGCTCGATACCACGTCCGCCATGACTGCGTGGGATGTAATGGGCGTTAGGTGCGCCCTGTGCGCCGCACAGGACACACCGCCCGCCGTCACGATTAAATACCAATCTTTTGACGCTCTGCGGGATGCCCGTTGCTTTTGTCTCCTTATGCACCCCATTCCTCCCCAAGGCGCGCAAGCTCTTCCGGCGTCAGTGTCTCGATTCCAAGAGATTTGCAGTCCGTGACGATCATTTCTATCAGGCGAGACATCTGCTTGCTGTCAAATGTCGAGCTGCCGTAATAGAGCACAACATTCGTGCAGCCGGGTAGCTTGCTTTTTAATGTGTCCGTGCACCAGCCGATGCCGTTGTGCTCCCAGCCCTTTCGAAGCCGTTCGACCGCCTCTGTAGGGACACAGACGATTTGGCTATTTTCGGGCACATCCGGGATATAGTGCCGGTATAGGTCGGTGACAGGCATATTCAGTTGGTCCGCCAGCTTATTCAGGAGCACCCAGCAGTAAGCGTTTGCATCAAGGCTTCGCTTCTGCCTCCACTCCTTAATTGCCGCAACATACTTTTTATCGGACTTCATTGCGTCAAGGAAACTCCTCACCGAGCGGGAAGATTCCGCTTTTAGGCGCAGCCATGTGCCGGACGCGTCCATTGACCAATCCGCGGTGGTAAATTCGATCTCAAACATCGCCCGTCCTTGCCCGATCGCCAAACTGCCGTTTCATATAACAGTTCCAACATAAGGCGTAACCGTATTTATTGATAGTGTGCCCAGCAATAACACGCGGCTCAAATGACGTTCCATCATAAACTGATGCCAAAATCTCACCGCCGCACTCTGTGCATATGTAACGCGCGGGGGTATTAGTTGCCTCAACGGAGGGAGGCTCTTCCGCGGGAGATTCTTTATCTGCGGTTGTATAAGCATCATTTTCGTTTTTGCACCAGCGAAATACGGTTTTTTGACCAGCTAAAATCGCCAGATACGAGATTTTCCCGTCGTCATCATATTTGATGTCTCCCACTGAAAAATTATCTCGGCACTGCCATTTGCCGTTAGTTTGCGTTAGCTTTGCGCAGTTTTCCGATGCAATCCAAATTCTCGGTGCAGAGTATAACTCCCTACCGATGCCGTGCTTAAAACCCGCGCGCTTAAATGCGTCGGATGCACGTCCTTTTTCTGCCTCGGTGTTGCTTTCCGTTCCGGCATCCCACTTCCAGATTAGATTCCCGTTGCCGTCGTAGTCGATACCGATGCCGCCATACAAGACGCCATCGACTAACTTATAATCGTTTTCCCAGCGTGCCGCGCCGACAGTCTCGTCTAACAAATCAGCATCTGTACGAGCTGTCTTGTACAGCAAGAGCGCTGCGCCTGTTTTATTGCACCGCGACACTCGACATTCGATTTCGTCAGGTCGCAGCAGTCGAAATTGTTTCATCGTTTACCTCCTGAAAAACAAGCGGGCAGTTCCATCCACGCCCGTACTTGTTAAAAATATAGTCTCCCGTCATACGACATTGCTCACGCGAATATGTCTCAAACAAAGGGCAGTAAGCACAGCATGCATGGTCTTTGTCAAAAAATATATTTGCTGTCGCCTTTACCGGCGTAAAAGTGTTTTCTTTCATGCTTCCACCAAGTCATATCCGAGAGCATCTGCAACCATCTGACCAAATTCTGCGCTCTCGTGGATTTGATCGCAGATAAAGTCATCCAGACACTTCGGGTGGAAGCGTCCCTCGTCACCTTTGCGGATCATTTCACCCGCGTAGATTTCGCCGCCGCAGGCAGCGCACCACGCCACAGGCGATTCCTCCGGCGGTTCTAGTCTGGTATCCTCAAGGTCAATATCACGCATATTTACCTCCAAAACATCGTGAATATGTGCGAAAAGACATATTCACGGTAATTCATCGCTCGTTTTTCTTCTTCCATCGTCACTACGACGAGGCACTTTCGGCTACACTGTAATTCGCTCCAAATTGCCGAAAACCAGTATTTCCATTTGTCGCAGCCTGCGCCGCGGCACAGATCGTCGCGCGGACATTTGTCGCACGGGTAGTAGATCATTTAATCCACCAGACTGTAGCAAATGCCGTGCCGAGCTGAAGAGCCTCATCGTGCGTCTGCACGGCAAGGTCGATGTGCCCGCCCAGCACGGCGCTGCCCGTGTCCTCCGCGATGTAGCTGTGCAGCACGCCGTCGCCGTAATCTACAAAAATCTCCGCCCCCAGCGGGATCACGTTGGGATCGACTGCCGCCGACCGCCCCGCCGTCACGTCTGTGCCCGTCGCGGTCTTGCCCGTCCCGCCGCCGCAGACGTGTTCCCGTTTTTCGCAGCAGTAATATGTAACGGTGCAGTTATGGACCACGCCGTCGAAACCGCGCAGCTCGTCCAGATCGTTCCGCCCCGTCTCCGGGTATTCATTTGCCAGCGGCACGATCTCACATTCCAGCTCTCGCGTCATTGGCATCCGCTTTGCCTCTATATCGTTTTGGAAATAGCTGAAATCTACTGATAGTGGGGCAGATTGTACGTTCTGAGCAGCCGCCGCGGTGCTCTCTGTGCGCGCACTTGCCGCACGCGCCACCCCGATCACCAACAGATCAAGCACTGCTAACACGAGCACGATTACTAGGGAAATCTCCCCAAACATCCGCAACTCTTCATTATTCTTCATCTATCCACACCTCTGACCGAATAAATCCCGTGCAAAATTGCTTCCCTGCGGATGAGCATTTCGCACAAGCTCTGCACCGTGGCGACGTTCATCGCCTCACAGAGTTTTTCAAGCATTTCTGCGCCTGTTTCCGTCAGGCGGAAACAGTATCTATGCGTTTTCTTGCGCTTGTCAGACTTTTTCCGAGGCTTGTCCAGGCTGTCTACAAGCGCCTGCGCCTCCGGGATGAGCTGGATCGCGTACTTTTCCGGCGCTTCGCACTTGCAAAGCAGTTGCTTGTCGAATCCCGGAAAGTCGGGCTTGATGACATCAACGACTGTCCGCCAGCCAAGACGCGCATGAGTTTCCTTCAAACTTGACATAGTTTCCTTTCTGCCCTATAATAGGGGCGACATAGAATCCTTTCTTGTTGGCCTCTGCCGCGTTGCCGCGCGGCGGGGGTCTTTTTCTTTGCTTTTCGATACATGGCGGCGCGGCGCTTTGCTCTTCCTTTGCTGAGCCAGGCAAAGCCGAGCCGTTGCTTGGCATGTCTGTGCTTTGCTGTGCCTTTGCGTAGCGTCGCCAATCAATGCCCTCGCTGAGTTTAGCTTCGCCACGCCCTTCTCTGTTATTCCTTCGCGCCGCGTCTCATGGCTTTGCTATGCGATTCCGTTCCGCGGCTTCTCCGAGCTGTGCTTTGCTTTGCCTTGGCTCTGCCCTGCAACGCACTGCCTCGCACTGCCTTGCCTTTGCCATGTCATACAACGCCTCGCTCTTCCTTGCCTTGCCTTTGCTGCTCACCGCGTTGCAAGGCTTCGCCGTCGCTTAATCTGCAAGCACTTCGTAAGAAAATCTTCCCTTGCCGGAATTTCTCCACTGCCCGATTCCGCGCAGGCGTCCGTAATCCAGCCATTCCAGCACAGCGCCTTTGTGCGCCTTTTCATCGAAAAGCGTGATCTCAAACTCGATCGTGCTTCCTGCAGGGATTTCTTCGGACATTGCGAGGGAAACGCGCTCACCTTGTGCAGTCTGTGCGCGGAGGGGACGCTGACATTCGCCAATCTCGCCGTTGACGTGAATCGGAATGCAGCGGGGTTCGACAAAGACAAGACCGTCGATGATCTTTTTATAGGCTTTCAGCGCGCTCGACCTGGTAGACTTGACGCGTGCCAGCATCCCGCAGGCGTCCTTGAAAAACCCCTTGATCTGGTAGTCGTACAGAACCGGCTTGCCGTCCACGCGCGGGAACACGGTCTTCCCCTTTTCCGCTACGGCGTCCACGCCGATCGCTACGATCTCATCTTCGACGGTAGCGGCGTCCGGCGCTTTCGACGCGATAAAGTCTCGCGCGACGTTTTCATTGCTGGGCCATGTGCCCAACAGGGCTTCCGTGAATGTTACTCTTACTTTCATAAATCGAATCCTTTCCTTTTTAATAATCAATTGCCGCAATCAGTTCCTCGCGGCTGATGCCGAGTTTCTTGCAGCCGCGGAATACGCGGCGGAGATATTCGCCTTGCGGATCGTCAAGAATCTTTTTGACGCTGTGGTCGCACGTCACGCCGAAATAGCCTTGCAGTTTCTCGTTGGTCAGCTTCCGATCTCGCTTGTACCCGTACAACAGGCGGGACAGGTTCTTCGCGGTATTGTCCCGCCCAAGTTTTACCGCTGGCATCTTAATCTTCACCTCCCGTCGATGCTCAACATCTTGCTCTTGCGAATCAGTTTTCTTCCTTAATCAATTCATCAACGGATACGCCGAAGTGGTCTGCGATTGCCTTTACCGTGGTAATACGGGGCATCGAGTTTCTTTCTGCCCACTTTCCGATTGTGCCGTTGGCAATGCCGCACGCCTTTTCTACGGTCGCGATGTTCGTCTTGCGCTTCTCGCAGAGGCGCTTGACATTCTCATAAATCAAAAAAATCCCTCCAATCTGTTCGAATACTACTTGACAGAGTTTAGAAGATAGTCTAATATAAGCGTGTCAAGGCAATTAAATATCTTCTGAAAGTCCGTCTTGGTGAGGGGCTAGGTTTTTTGTACCCTTCACACATCTAAGTATAATAGCGAGTCAGCTATTTGTCAATAGCTAATTCGCTATTCGCGAGAATTTTTTTATGATGTCTGATAATGAAAAAATCGTAAGCAGAATAGACTCTCTTGCAAAATCCAAGGGAACCTCTATCGCCGAAATCGAACGCAGCGTCGGTTTTGGAAACGGGAAAATCGGGAAGTGGAAAAAAGCTCCAAAGAGTCCCCCGTTTGAAAGCCTGTTGGTAGTTGCAAACCATCTCGAAACAACAATCGCTTACTTGACCGGCGAAACCGATAACCCGTCTGCGGGCATAAAAGAAGAAAAAAAGCTCTCCGCGCAAGGCGGAGAGCCAGATAAAGATGAACTTGTAAGTATGGTCGAGAGAGTAACCAACGAGGCGACGCTGCGAGCAGTGTTGAACGCCGTAAATAAAAAATTTCAGGAGTTGGAATAATGGCTACTTTTTACCCGTCTAATCCGAACGACCCAAACAGGACGCAAGCCGAACGGCGCGATTGGGAAGAAGCCATCCGCGAAAAGGGAATGCGCGAAAAGCGCGACCGAGTGCGGTTCATTATTACGGCGATTCTTTCTGGCATTGCTGCACTTGCTGCTGTTGCAGGAGTGCTAATTCAGCTTGCTTCAAAGCAATAAGTGTGTCCAGCTTGCCGGAAAGCTCTTTCATGCCGAAGATGGCATCGTTGATCTGCCACTTCATGTCGATAGAATCCGTCACCAGCTTGTTGAGATAATCCCGATAGTCTCTACTCATCCGCATTGCCCTCCAAACCGTATTGCTTTTCGATTTCGGTCAGTTTGCCAATGAGTTTTTTGTCTTGGGCAAGCATCCAAACGCAAATGCTCAATGCGACCAGAAGCAGCCCGATTGCGGCAATGTGCAGGATCATGCTCAGATTCATGCGATCTCATCCTTTCTCTTTAATATTTCATGCAGAATTTCTTTGCATTGCTCATTCGTCAACATAGCGATCTTCTCAAGGATTTCTCGCTTGATCGCGTCGATAGGCTCATTCGGCATGGCGTTCTCCCTTCAAGATTCCATTATTAGTATTCAGGTTCCGAGCTTTTAAGGGGAAGGGGATATAAATGAAACAGGCGATTGCGTACATTTTGGTTTTTATGCTTTTGAGCGGGTGCACTGCAAAGCCACCTGTTACCGAAGTAAGCGATGCCCCGCAGCCTGCCTCTCGGTCAGAAAGCGAACAGGTCGCTCCCCCCGAAGAAGCGGAGGGAACTGCGCCGTCCTCCCCAGACGATGAGCTGGAAAATACGATCAAGTTCACAGTCCCGCAGGACTTTTTGGGCGAAGAAACAACGCAAGAATCGCTTGACACCGAAGTCGCGGCTGCGGATGGTGTTTTATCCGGCACGCTGAACGGGGACGGATCTGTTACCTACGTTATGACCGAGGCGAAGCACAACGAACTCATGCAAGGGCTGCGAGAAAGAATCGACGAGGGGCTTAACGATCTTGTCGGATCGGAGGAATACCCCAGCATCACGGCGATTGATTCGTCCGAGGACTACACATCGTTTACCGTATCCGTTTCCACAGACACGGTAGGCTTACAGGAATCATTTCTCGTCATGGCGTTTTATATGTATGGCGGGATGTATAACACTTTCGACGGAACGCCTACCGAGAACATCACAGTAACGTTTGTCGATCCGTCCGGGAACATTATTCAGACGGCAAACTCTGCCGACATGGAATAACGCTCAATTCAAAGAACGTTTTGCGCAGCGATCATCTTTGCCTCCAACATCGGAGACGCACGCGAACAGAAGCGGAGCGCCTTTAATGTAATCCACACTGACGCTGTGTACCTCACGGAACAGCGCCCCGTCTACGATAACATTGACCTTACCATTGTCCACTCGGATGTTAATGCTTTCCATGTCTGACCTCCTGCTTATTCTAGCTTGTTTGTTCTAATATTTCAATTGGCATCCTTCACAAATTCACCGTCACTTTTTCAGCAGCTTGGAAATGAATCTGCGTCATTTATGGGACTGATGATTTGATACCATAATTTTTTGAGCAGCCCCGTCGTATGTGCAATATACGATGGGGCTTTGTTCCAGATACACCAAGAATTACATCTACCGCGTATCCAGCGTAGCAGATGACCCATGAAAAAGTAAATGCGCAAAAATGCGTTTCGGCATCTGATTTTGCGTTTTCGTGCGCAAGATCAGGAACAATGTGCGCAAAATCTGCGAATGGAGGCTTTTTAATGTCCGCAATACAAGAGCTAGAACCGTATATCTCGGCGTATCAGGGGAGGATAAGGCAGGCAAAGGACGATAGTAAGATGACGCTGCAAGAACTAGCCACGCGCTCTGGCGTGCCGGCATCAGCTGTTCGCCGCCTTTATGCTGGAACGCAGACAGGCCCAAGACTTTATAACTCTGCGGCGCTTTGTAAGACGCTTGGATTGTCGCTAGATCAGATGTTCGGTCTGCACCAGCCGAAGGGGAGTCCAAATGATCTTATTGCGCGCAATCACCAGCTCGAAATCGAGAACGCACGGTTAGTTGCCACGAATGAGGCAACTAACGCTCAGATCAAATCCGTTCATTCTCTGTGTTATCTGCTGGTGTTTATATGCGCTATGCTGACGATGTCGTTGATCTCCTATCTTGTCCTGGACTCGCAGATAGCATATGCCGGCATCATTAGAGGTGGAGATCTTTCCGTCGCGGCTTGGGTATTGGTCGGTTCGATCATTGCATCCGTTATAGCAAGCGGAATCACGATTTTGCGAATTATCCGAAAGGAGCGTCATCATGAGGAAGATGAAAGCCCCAGAAGCTGAGAGGCTTCCATCTGGAGCATACCGCTGCCGCGTGATGGTCGGCGGAAAATCGAAGTCGTTTACCGCCGACACAAAAAAAGAAGCGGAGCAAGCTGCGCTAGAGTTCAAATTGGAACTTGCGCAGGAAGAAGAGTATGCGCCGTCATGCAGCCTTACACTTGAGCAGGCGATAGACGAGTATATCAGTGCAAAAGACGCTATTCTGTCCCCGGCGACGATCAGAGGTTACCGCGTGATTGAGCATAACAGGTTTCAGGCGCTCATGCACAAGCGCCTGAACAGGTTGGACTTTCGCACGCTGCAAAAAGCCGTGAATGACGAGGCGAAAACGTGCAGCCCAAAGACAATACGGAATGCAGTTGGTCTGCTGTACGCCACTCTGAAATTTCATGGGATCGATATGCAGCCGGTAGCGCTTCCGCAAAAAGTCGAAAAGGAAATATCTATCTACACGCCAGAGGAATTAGAGAAATTATTTAATGCCGTGCGGGGAACAGAGTTAGAGATTGTGATCTTGCTCGCCGGTTGGCTTGGTATGCGGCGCTCCGAGATACTAGGGCTAAAATGGGAAGATGTTGATCTGAAAAAGAAAACCATCCTTATATCCCGTGCGCGTGTTTTGGACGAAAACAATGAATATGTCGAGAAGGGCACAAAGACAACGAAGTCGCGGAGATGCCTTCCCCTGCCGGACTACATTGTAGACGTCTTGCGCAATACGCCGCATACCGACGAGCGCGTCGTCCCGACAAGCCCGCAGACAATTCGCAATCGCTATGTAGCTGCGGCTGAAAAAACAGGTATACCGTTTTACGGTCTGCACGCGCTGCGGCACACAAACGCATCCATCATGTTATCGCTCAATACTCCCGATAAATATGCAATGGAGCGGGGCGGCTGGTCCTCGTCCAAAACGATGAAGCAGATATACCAGCACACTATGGATGCCAAGCGCGATAGCGTCGCAATGAATATAAATTCATACTTTGAAAACATCGTGCAGCCAAAACAGCAACCGAGAAAATTCAAGATTAAAAAAGTGAATTTTGCCACGATTTTGCCACGAGTTCAAAAAGTATAGTGTTTTCAACGTGTTTACTGAGCAAAACAAGGGTTCGAATCCCTCATCCCCTGCCAAAAGAGAAAAACCTGCAATCCATTGAGATTGCAGGTTTTTCTTTGTGTGTCAACGCTTTGCGCCATTTTAGTCCTTTAGTGGTTTGCTGCAAAATTGAAACATTTTATGCAATTTTGAAACATCCATTGCAACGATTTTTGCCACGAATTTTGCCACGAAATTTCTCTCAAAGCGCGTTTTTGATCTTGCGCATAACCGAATCATATACACGGATATTCACAACTGCTAAAGAATCCATAAGCTCGTCAATGATTTTCCATACTCGTTCAGGGTCTTTACCGGCGACAGCGAGTAAAAAATCGCTATCTCCATAATCCCCTACAACTTGTTCCTGGACAGCTACAGGAGCTGGCGCACCAGAGTACTCGTTGATGTACCGCCCGCCGCGCTCTTCTTCCTGCATCTTGTCGCGAATCGTGTACAGATTCGCCAGCTTGGCATAATTGGGATAGCTGGATTCTTCGTATTCCAGCCGTGCTATCTCCTTGCGGATTTCGGCTTTATCCAGCATTTGCGTCCCTCCTTACGCCCGGTCGATTTGCTCCATGCAACGGCGGATCGCATCGCGAGTCTTATCGTCATCCGCGTCGCGCATCATGTCGTCCAGTTGCTCGCGCATATGCTCTCTGGCATCGGTGCGGCTGTATCTGCCCATTGCGTCGCGGTGGCGTCCCCGGTAAGAGCTGCCCCTACCATATGTACCGCGCAAGTCTGCCGCCCAGTTCCCCCCACGAGAATACCCGTCGTCGCGCGAATAATCGCCATCCTCGAACATTTCAATTTTGTAGGTGTTTTTGATGGAGCTGGTGAGTTTCTGGATTGCATCCAAGTCGCCAGCGGACATTTCGCGCTTCGCCGCGATCTCGTCGAGCTCTTTGCAGAGCATTTCGCGCAAATCTCTCAGGTCATACATATTGCTTCCTCCTTTCACGCTACTCTTTCGATTACGAGATTGCTGTTTGCAAAATTGATTGCCTGCGTGCTGGTATTTTCCATCGCTACCGTCAGGCAGCAGCCGCGCGGAACTTCCACGAATACAGAAACGTAGATGTTGAAATAGTTCTCAACAGCCGCAGGGGTCACGGTCGCTGTGGCGCTATTCAAAGCCTCACCGTTGATGGCGAGCGCAGCGGAAATAGCTCCGACTGTTCCGCCTGTTGGAACGGCGATATTCGCGCCGAAGGATACGCGGAACTTCGCCTTGCATTGCTGCGTCAGCCCGCGCAGCGTAACGAGCCCGCTTCCTTCGCGATGTACGATGCACGGCTTTCCGCAAGCCGCCGTGGAGATCAGAGGGACGTTCTGCCCAGCGGCGACAGTTTGAATCCCAGATGATGTAAATTCAGCCATAAAATCATTCCTTTCTAAATGCGTCGAATGCGACACGGTTAAAAATAGCGACGGGACGATTGCCCCGCCGCGTTGCTGTCGAGTATCGGCGGTGTGCCGAACATTTTGTTGACGTCAACAAAACATCACAAAAAGCTCTACGATGTGGAGTTGTTACGCAGCGCAGCCGCCGCAGCCGTAGTTATAGCCGCTGTTGCAGCAGTATGGATTCGCGACCACATAAGCAGGGCTGGGACTCGGACGAAGTGTGGACACAAGATAGCTGTTCTGCGCCGCCTGAGACGCAGCAAGCTGCGCCGCAAAGAGCTGCTGATTCTGCTCGGCGATCTTGCTGTCCTTCGCGGCAAGCTCCTGCGCAGTCAAGCGCTGATCGATGCTGCGGAAGCCGCAGTTCATCGCGTCGATGATGTCGCGAGTGCTGTTCTGCATCTGGTTGCGAGTGTCGCAGGCCTGCGTCGCGAGGTTGTAATTGACGCCCTGAATCGCCTCTCTGGTCTCGCAGCAGCAGTTTGCAGCCTGCATCGCCATGTTGTTCAGCTGCTGCATAAGCGCGGCCTGCTGATTGCAGCGGGAAAGTTCAGCGTTCGAGAAGCCGGAAGTCACAGCCTGCGTTACACCGGCAAAGCCGTTAAGCATCCCCGTGTTCATCGCATAGAAGCCGTCGCAGACACCATTGTTCACGCTGTCAATCTTTCTTTCGATGTTCGAGAAGTCAGAGGCCAGAACATAGCCATCAACAACGCCGCCGTTCCCTCCACGATTGCCAAAGCCGTTTCCGTTACCCCAGCCGCAGAAAATCGCGAGGAACAAGATAATGATCCACCAGCCATTACCACCGCCCCATCCGTTTCCGCCGTCCGAGTTTGCCGGAACTACAGGCATGTTCATAGGAATACCATCGCCATTCAAACTCATAGTTTTCTCCTTTCGTAGATTTTGAAATTTATCTCAATCGTGGCCACGATTTTGACCGTTCAACTGTTCGGAATTTCCGAACTACTGCATCAACCGCTGAAACTGCCCAGCCATCTGCTGGAGCTGGTTCAACTGCTGCTGTGAGATTTTCCCGGACTGTACCAGCTTCTCAACCTCCGCCCTCGGGTCTCCCTGAAAGCTCTGCTTGAACTGCTGAAACTGCCGCATCATATTTTGAAACTGTCCCATCATTCCGGGCATCTGCCCGCCACCGAGGGCGTTAAACAACGGATTGCTCATCGCTCGCGTTCTCCTTTCCCTGCTTTTCCAGCGCCGCCACACGCACCGACAGACCGTCAAAGTCCCTACGGCTCACATATTCTGCGGATGGTGTGTTTTGCGGAACTGATGGCGTTGCAACGCGCTCCACGAGGTCGTATGTCTTCATGTCCGGCTTGCCGCTGGCATCTGCCTTTTTGACGTACACGACCGGGGCATTCATATCCCACAATGTGACTGCATTGTTCGGAGCGACGATAAAATCGCTTGCCGCTTTTTCGTTTGGAATCCAGATGATAGATTGATTCTGCTGCTGCGGCTGCTGAGGATACGGCATTTGCGGCGCAGGCTGATACTGTGGACGCATAGGCACATCCTGCATCGGCTGCATAGGCGGCTGATTGTAAATCGGCTGCTGATACACATAAGGCTGTTGTCCGAACATCATTTATCCTCCTTTTCCCAGTAGAACAGTGGGATTTCGTTCCCGGAATTCCAGCTATCGAAATACTTTCCGTCCTCTACGCACACGACGTGGCTTGACAGAGCGAGTACATACACACCGCGCGGATGGTCTCTTGCGAATTCCTCGACCGTATAGCAGTCCGGGCATGTGTTCGGCACAACGTTCCGGGTAAATCCCCGCTGCCGGAGGTACGCGCCCCAGACACTGTTTGCCGACGGCATGTCGCCCATTTTCAGCCCCTGTAGGCAAAGTCCGACGTATGTTTCATCCCAGCTCTTGCACGTCGCCTTTGAGATCGCCCGAACGGTACAGTCTCCAACTTGTTTCCCTTCCGGGTTTGGATTGAAATAAGAAAAGCCCATACCGAACACTCCTTTGATGTGTCCAGTATGGGCTTTTTCGTATTTTCGTGTGCCTCAGTTGTGCATCACTCTTGCTCATTCTGCCGTCGAGTTAATTATATAATTAACTGTACAGATTACTCGACGTTTCTTTCATCCGCGCCATAATGCCAGGAATCCGCCTCTGTACTGTGGCACGGCCAAGATACAATTCCGTCGCAACGTCCACTTGTGGAAGCTTATCCACAAAGTAAAGCCGCGCAATCTTTTCGTCTTCCCGACCAAGATTCGCCTGACGAATAACCGCTTCCATGTCCTTGCGCATCAAGCCGCCAAGCTCCGGCGGTAATTTGCATCTGGCTTGTGGAGCCATAGCCCCGCCCCCTTACTTCATCGCCTTTGCGAGCTTTTTTAGAAGATCGTCACCGTACTTGTATCCGGCGAGGTAATCGATCGTGCTGTCTGTAAGGTCAGCCTTCTGCTTGATGGTCTTCTTTGCTTCTTCAACCTCGGAATCAACCTTCACGGTGTCGTATTCCACCCACGGGAGCTTTCCGTGCTTCTGCCACCTGCGGGCGTGGTATCCTGCTTTCGTGCCGATGTTCTGCACAGCGGTAATCTGCACGCCGTTGTCCCAAATCGGGGTGCATTCGACCGCCAGACCGTCACCGATGTACATGCCCCAGTGACCGGGCATCCAGAGGCCTACGCCGGGAATCAGCTTGTCCCAGCCGGTGCCGGACACGGCGTAGCACCTGGCGATCATGCCGTCGGCGGAGACATCCGGCACGCTGTTTGAGGCATACCTTGCACCGCCGTAGTAGGCGTTTTTGTTGCCGTTCCAGCCCCAGAGAATGCCCTTTGTCAAGTTTACGCAGTCAAAGCCGTAGACATTTTTGCCGATAAGGCTGCGCAGGTGCTTGA